CTATATCATTAAATATATCCTTATTCGCAGCTATTACTCCCTCTAAAGCTATGATATAAGCTCTTTGGCCTTCGTTCTGGTTGTTTAATTTATAGACAGCATCTCTCATCGAGTCACACTCTTCTATTTTAATACCTATTTCTTTCTCCTCGCTCATTGTCATTGCCCCTTTCTGAATGGCCTTTACGAAATCATCACAAACATAAAATGGCTGATGCCATGATCTGCAATACTTACAGTTATCCACTTACACTCTCTTTATCTTTTTGTTTCTGTATAAATTGCTCTGCTCTGTGCATAATATCTTCAAACGCTCTACCCCTATCTTCTCTATTATCTGGAATAGTAACTTTTGATCCGCTACAGCCTATAATACCTAGTAATACTAGGGAAATTAGTATTTTATTCATTAACTCTCCTTTGGTTTTTTATTGTTTTTATTATAAATTTATTTTTTCTCGTAAAATGATCCTCGTAAAATGATCCTATATCGTATGCAACTCCTCCTGTAAGTACCCAACTAATTGTTAAAAGTATTAACGGTAACATTGCTATGACTAATACTGTATATATAAAAACTGCTTCTGTTATTGTGCTAGAGCTACTAGCCATAAAAAATGCAGGAATTAATAAAAATATATCTACCATATAGGCTATAAATAATAACCTTTTTATTATAAATTTCATTAGAATTCCTCTATTATATTAAAATCATTTCCGAATACATCTGGATGAATGTACGCCCAAACTTCTATTTTATCACCATTCTCTGTCGTTGTCAAGATCTTTTTTCTTTCATAGAAATTAGGATGTCCCTCGATCTTATCTAACCATAACATTGTCGGAGCATCAACTTCATATAACTCTCCTATAGCACCTTTACCATTTCTTTCTATCAAAAAAGGAAAGTTTGCGCCGTCTATAAGGGTGTAATTATCTGTTGTCCTAGCTTTACCTAGATACTCACTATTTTTTAAAACTTTGTTTAAACCGTAACCTTTCTTAAGGCTTCCGTATGCTAATATAATATTTTTATTCATTTTATCCCAACTTTCTTAGTAAATATTGAACTTCATTTAAAGCTATTGCTAATTTAGAAGTCTCTTTTTCCATTCTCTCGACTATTTCGTAATATTCTGATAATTCTATATACTCAAAGTTTTTACGGTTTCCATTGTAACCGTTTATTTCTTTTACAGAGCCATCATCATTAAATACAATTTCTCCTGTCTTATTCACTTTGTTTCCTTATCTACTTGTTTCTGTAAATCCTTTAGCTCTTTATATAACTCTTTCTTTCGTTTTTCGTAGTAATTAAGTTCGTCCAAAGCTTCAAATGAAGCTTCCATCCTATTACCCATACTTTGTGCCTCCTCTATTAGTCCAGATAAATAGGAATAATTAGAGGTTTTGTCGCATTTCCTCATTTCATCTAATACATCGCACAATGTCCTATTCAAATAAGGTTTATGTACCATTCTATATTCTCCTGTTGAAATATTTCCATTTCAGGGAATTGTAATGCCGATAAAGCTTCTAATTCGCCGTCCTCATTAGTTATTATACCATACTTTATGTAAATTGGCAAGTTTTTTAACCATTCTATATATTTTTTATAGTCTTCTTCAAATCCTTGATAACTAAGTCTCCTGCTATTACTAGCTGATCTAATGGTCCCATAAGTAACTTCTAAAACTCTACTTATAAATTTATCCAACTTTTGCCTCCGATATTAGTCTTTTTGCTAGCATATTGTTAACTTCTCTACTTTTTGGCACAGACATTGTTCTTCTGCTATTGCCCCAAATCTCATGACTACCCTTACCCTGTCTTATGAAATAAAACCCATGAGTTTTTAGAATAGTAGTTAATACTTTGTATTTCATAGTTTTCTACACTCCTCTATTAATATATCAAACAACTCTAGCAATTCTGTATTCATATTATAATAACTATTTAATAGATATTCGTCAAATCCTATATACAATAATAAGCACACTATAATAATATATAAATATTTATTTTGCATATGTTGTTACCTCCCAAGACTTTCTCCAACCTTCTTTAAACTTTAGAACTTTTGGATCTTGTTTTAACATTACAATAACACATCTATGTTTATTATCGTACCCTATCTTTGCTACTTCTGCTACACGGCCCGATAGATCATCGTAAATTAACTCTCCTACTTCAAATGTTGTCATTTTCATCCTCTTTTTTGTTATAATTTAGTAAAATATATATAGCTAAGTATACATAGCCCATCCACCAATATTTAATAATAGTATCTATTATAGACATTAATCAAACTCTCTTTCTTTTATAAACTCTTTTGTTTCAACTTTAAAGTTAGTAATCTTTATTAACTTTTCTGGTGATAAGTCTTTTTTGTCGTATAAAACTCTTTTTTTAGCTATAGTAATAAGTAATTTAATCCAATTACTAATAAGTTTAAGGTCTAGAGTAGCATCTTGCATTCTTATTTCAATAGTATCTATTTCAGATATTTCTATTCCATAAGAATGACTACTATAAGTACAAATATTATTCAGATCTTGTTTTCTACAATAAGTAGAATATTTCCTATCATCTGAGGATAGTTTATATAAAAGATCTTGAGCATATAAAAAATTATGAAATACTTTATTTACGTCTCTATTTCTAGTATCTATATGTACATGCAATCCGCACGATTCGTTTGTATAAGCTTTATGATCTCTCAATATAAGCAAAACCTGTTTTAAAGTATTATTTATACTCGACTCCTCATCTATAACTTTAACCTCGTACCCTTCGCCTTGTTGTAGCGAATTAATACTACAATCAAAACCCAAAACTACTTTATTTTCCAGTCCTGAGTCTCTAATATCAAAAGCTATGTCGAAATATTCTGATTTAGATATAAACTCTATTTCTACTCCTACATGATTCTTTTTTGATAGTGGAGTTATAAGCCTAGTATCTGAAACATCCTCAATAAGATCTCTCACAAAATAATTACACCTATCTAAAACATCTTCCTTATAATAATACCTATCATCTAAATCACCAATATAATCTAATGCTCTTAAAACTCTTTTTATCATTATGATACCCTCTCTTTTAAAAATTCAAATTGTTTTTTATCAATAACTTTAGTCTTTGTTAGAAATTTTACAGCTTCTAAAGCGGTAGCTCCTGCCGTTGCCGAATAAATAAGATCTTTTTTATAATTAGAGATATTAACAAGTAATTTAATCCAATTTAATATCCTAGTTTTTTCTAAACATCCATCTAATAACCTAACTTCTATTGTTTCAAATCTAGAGTAAGATGCCTTAGAACTAATTGCCATATACCTATCGTTTTCCGACTCATTCCATACATCGGTTTCAACTTTTTTACAATAAGTATTAAAAACTCTGTCACTACTAACTAACTTTTGTAGTATTTTTTGTGACCTAACTAAGTTCCTAAAAACTCTTTCTTTATTCTTATTTCTAACATCTAAATGCACGTGCACTCCGCACGATTCATTAACTCTCGCACCAAGATAGTTTAATACTTTTAAAGTTCTAGTAGTTACGCTTGCTATTTCATTTTCTGGAGCTATTATGTTTACTTCTAAAGCAGACCAATCATCCCAATCACAATCATCATCTAATTCAATACTACTATCGCCTTTTACAAAAACATATTTATACAAATCAGCCTTTACAAACATCTGTTTTAAATAGGACGGATCACTCTCAACAAAAAACTCTAATTCGACTCCTACACAATTTTCACTCATACTAGGGGCTTTAGTTGAATTAATATAATCATCTTTAAAGTTTCGTATTATTGCTAAAAAAGTTCCCTCTCTATTATGCACTCCTCCAACAGTAAATATTTCGTTTCTATTGTTAATTACTCTATAATTTACTTTTTTATCTCTGCTCTCTCGCCTTTTTATTTGTAATAACTCTTTTACTCTGCTTAATAAATAATTATACGCCCCAATATTTGAGCTAAAATGTTTAAACCCATATGCATTATATGTAGAAAAGGTAACATATGTACCAACACCTTTTTTAGGTAAAGAGCAATGCAATCTCATACGTCTACTCTCTTTTACTCTTAATCTAATAGCTATTATCTTATCCTTTAAGATTTTACCATAATTAGACTCCTTTTCTTTTTTGTCTAGAGAATTATACAAATCTAAAGTCTTATATAAAGTTGTAAACTCTTTACGAGTCACTGTAGTCTCTGATTTAATCTCTAATTTTAAATCTCGTAATGTTCTTCTATCAAAATATTTTCTGAAATAGTTTCTCATGTTATTAACTCCTTTAGTGTTAGTTTGTATTGTTCCCCAGTCACTTATACTATCCAATACATATGAATGGCTATCAGCCATAATATTATTTGTTGGCATATAATCTAGGTATGTTCCCCCTAAGTCTGCTTCCATATCCGCAATTAAAGCTACTACGCTACCTCTCCTAAGAGAGGCCCTATCATAAGGACTGGCAGCTCTATTAGCCGCCCTTCTTTGTCCTGCTATACTATTATCTGGCGGTATGCGATTATTATCATAACTTGCCGAGTTATAGTTTCTAGCATTTCTCCTACAAGACATTAGCCGCCCCTTTTATGTCTTCTAGTTCTATTAATTAAACTAGCCTTTTTAATATTTTTATTGTTACTATCATAATTAGCATCATCAATATTCTTTAAGACAATATCGTTTAACTCTTCAAAATCATATCCGCCATCATTATCAAAAGGGTCTATAAATACCTTACTATAATTCTCTGATTGAACTTCCTCGGCTGTTAATAAATCATCATTTGTATGGTATTCTTTATGCTCTGGAATTTCTGCTTTGTATGGATCACGTTCATCAATTTTATCTTGCTCCCAATTATCTTTGCTGCCATCATTGTTAGTTTTCCACGCATTATAATACTCTTCATAATCTTTATTATCATCTTCCATTGCTTGTTTCCAATTCTCTCCGTATCTAGACTTATAATAAGTTTCACCATTAGTAGTTGAATTATTATTACGTGCTTCAAATACAAAGTCGTTTTCTTCTATAACCTCTCCAGTAATGGCATTAAGTCTTAGCTGCATACGATCTCTCAAAAGAAAAGTCTTGCTTGTTTTATAACCTAAAACTCTACAAGTTGCTTCAACAGCCGTTGAGCTTGTGCAGAACATGCAAACGTCAAGGTCTTCTACATAAGTAATATGTAGAGTTGCATCCGCTTTAAACATATCCAAAATAGGAATAGTGTTTTTATCTTTATCAATAGTATTAGTTAATACTAAGCAAGCTAAATAAGCGTCAACATCATCTAAAGAACTTGGTAACTCTCTTGAATCCATAGCTACGCCATACATATTATATTGATGCAATAATATTTCACTGTCACAAGTTGATAATGTCTTATAAAAAATAGGGTCTTGGTCATTATATATCATACCATTGTGAACTAGTGCCGTATTGTCTTCAACAAAAGGGTGCACTTCATTTATGGTTTTATCTCCGCATGTAGAAAATCTACTATGCATTACTACAGCCACCGCATCCCCTAAAACTCCTGTACCATACTTAGCATATTTTTGTTCTCCTTGTGTATGCAATAAAGGATTGTCGCCTTCTATAGAAGTTCCAAACTTTTCTAATAAAATTTTATCACTTTCTGGAACACTTATCTCTTTAAACTCTTGTCTACGCTTCCAAGCCTCATTAGTATCTAACCACTTTTCGCCGTACACTTCGCCTTCTGCATTAATCGCAGCGTACCCAAATCCGTCTTGTTCTACTACGCATAATCTAGGCGTAATTGCTTTCATGACTCGGATCACTTTATCTCTATTTTTATTCGTTATTCCTGTTACTCCAAATACTTTACACATCTTATAAAACCTCGTTTGTTGATTGTTTAAGTTAATTTATTATCTCTTATTCACTGTTCTTTGTCAAGAACTATTTTAATTATTCTACTACTCCGTGCAATACTTCTACATGCGTATGCATTTTTAATGTGTCCTCGTCATGCCAAGCACTAAAAGGTATTGGCTTATCAAATTCCCTAACGCTATAGCTATATCCTCCGTTTGAGCTTATTGTCTCTATTATCATTTTAACGCCTAAACAATTATAATATCTTTCATTATAATAAGGCTCTCCCCCTCTTAATCCATTACGCCCAACTTTATTATAAGTTACTATGTCGCCAACTTTAAACATTGGTTCGCCCTTAGCTCTTACTCTCTTAAACTTAGGCTCTACTTTCATTGTAGGAAGTAAAGCACTAACGCCTAAAAATTGTAAGAATCCTCGTCTCTTCATACTATTCATTATGTTCACCACAAAAACAATGCTTACAAAAACCATGTTCACATAATAAATGCAAATAGTTGCAATGTTTACATCTTTCTTTCTTTATATTTTTATCCGATTCAATCGTCTTTAATAAATCAATAGGATTAACAGACTTTACTTTTAAAAAATTTATATGGCCTGCATCATCGTAATAATTATCGCTCATTTTTACCTCGCTCTTTGTTTATAATATTAATTAGCTTACTGTTAGTCTTTTCTAAATCCTTAGACATCTTTACTAGGATTGTGTTATAGCTTTTAGTTGCTTCTAGTTCTGCTTTTAGCTTGTTATTCTCAGCTAATAGCCTATGACATTCCATTGACAAAGCTTGAGGGTCTACAATAGACATTCTCCGCATTTCACTTTTACTTTTCATAAATAATCCCCACTTTCTAGTTTAATTTCTGCCATCATATTATCTTTTAGTTTAGTTATATCTCTTTTCATTAATTCTATAATAGCCTTTAAATCTATTATCTCTTGTTCTGACTTATTTGTTCTTACTGCTACCTTAGCTAGTAGTAAGTTGGTTGATATACCATCTAAATCTTTCATAGTTTTCATAATTTTAATCCCTTTCTTATATTATCTAAGTTAAATTGATGAGACTTTTCACTATAAGATAAGTCTCCGCTTTGGTAGCCTACAGTTGCCATAAATTTGACTAACAGCTTATATGTATTAGCATCATCTAATTCTTTTATACTATCCTCAACCATTTCAAGAGAGTGGTAATCATTATCAGTTTCTAATTCTGGCGAGTATTTAACTATATATGCTATTAATGTTTCTTTTAAATTAACTGATTTCATAATTTTCCTTTCTTGTTACCTTATTATCTCTTATTCAATATCCTTTGTCAACGATTACTTTAATTCTTTTTTAGTGTTAAACTTCTTGACATATGTCTAAAAGTATGATACAATTCAATATAGCCTAGAAGTGGTTTTAGTATTACCAAGTTAGAGGCTTTAAAGAACTAATTAAGACAAATACTTGTTACTTAGCACAAAGAACCTCTAAGTAAGTAAGTTCAAATAGAGCCTCTGCTTGAAGTCACTCCGAACTAACGACTGGCAATCAGTTATCGGACGGCCTAAACAATGAAGAATGTTAGGCTATCTTAAAGAACCTTTAGACAGAAGGTATTGCCCTTGCTTTATCTAAAAGCTCTTATAAGACCTTTAGTGAGTGATGCGCAGCGAATAACGAACGATTTAACTTGACTTTAATAATTTATAATTAATATCTACAGTCTTAATTTCGTCTTCTAATCTTGTTAAAAGTTCTTTCCTAAAAAGGTCTAGTTGATTTTCTTCTAACTGAAAAGTAAAATTTTCCTTATTTTCGCTAGAGCTATGCTCATTTTTTAATGTAATCTCTGCTAGATTGTAATCTCCTGTTTTTAGGAAGTTTACAACTTTTAATAAGTCTGTTAATGTTTCGCTTAAATCCAATTTTCTCTCTAGTAATTCATTATCCATATTATTTTCCCTCACTTTCTACTAAAACATTTTCAAATCTTTCTTTAAAATCCGCTAACGCTATTTCAAACGATTCTTGGAAATTATAAGTATCTACTAAAGCATTAAAGTCACTTTTTAGATTGTCTATTTCATCTTGAATTTTTTCTATTTTTTCTTTTCTATTCATATAATATTGTTTCCTTTATGAGTTAGTATGTACATTTATATTGTAACATGTTTCTAGTATATGTTCAAAGTAATTTGTATTATCTATTTCTTTTACGTTTGTGTTAACAACTCCCTCTGGTGTAACGTCTGGCGACTTTATTGTAGAGCTAGGGTTAGGCATAGGAACTTGTTTGAGTTGTCTCATTTTAGCACTTAAATAAGTAGTATTAATAGTTGATTCTGCTATAAAGGTGTGAGCACAAACTAGCCTATCATTCATTGAACAATAATCTATAATTCTAAACTTGTTATTAGAATAATTATAATTTTCTATAAACCACGTTAAGCCTTTAAAATCAAAAATTGTATTATTACTATGGTATGTATAAAAATCATCAATAACTTGCTTTGAAAAGTATTTAATAGACTTCATTAAATAACCTCACTTAACAAGTAAAAGTGTAATTTTGCTCTAGCTGAAGATAAAGCGTCATTTATCAAGTCTTTTTGTAACTCAAAAGGAACGCCTATCTCAGAGCGATCAGGATTGTTCATGTCGAATGAATTATCAAATCCTATAAAGATGTAAGGCTTATCTTTTAAGTCCTGTAATCGAGCTATATAAGCCTGTAAAGCCTCAATTTCGTATTTTATTGTTTCCATAATTATAATCCTCTCTTAAATTTATTTTCGTAATCATTTCCAATTTCATCTAATGTTTTATAATCTGTTTTTAATATTGTAGCGGTCCACTCACTGTCAAGGTTTAATAAAACCTTTGAGGCCATTAATCGACTTGTAAAGTATTGTTCAAACCGAGACTTACTTTTATTTATTCCTATTACTTTATAAATCATTTTAACTCCTCTATTGTTACTACATTTGTTATCTCATTAGCTTGTATAGTTTGTAAAAATATAATTGTACAGGATATAAGTACAAATATTATTGTTGATTTAATTACTATGCTCATTTTTTAACTTCCTTTGTTGTTGTTGTTTTAGCTATTATAAAGGTCTTAATAAACCTTTTAAAGAATTTATCATCATTAGCCATGTTTGTCAATAGTAAATCTATTTTAATTAATTTAGTTTTCAATTCAAGATCTAAATGAGACCTAAAGTAACTTTGTTTCTTCATACCCACAAAATCTAATGTTACTCTCTCAAAAATATCTTTAGGATAATCCTGTTTTAATACTTTTATAAAGTTGCTTGCTTGATAAGCTAATGGTTCATTTTTAAATATTGATATTACTTTCATTTTAATTGTCCCTTTGTTAGTTTAATAACTTTGTTTGTTTTTATATTTTCAATGTATGCATCATCATAATCATAAAACCATTGGTCAAACCAATTTTTACAACTTTGTTTGTTCGTTGACTCAAACATAATATTGCCGCCAACCCATAATATATAATTATATTTCATAAATTATTCCTTTGTTAACTATTTAATATGCCAAGTATTGATATCCCTATAAATGCTCCTAGCAACCACAATGCAGCGCTAGGAAAGAAAATCATTAATAACATTAAGATTATAAAAAACATTAAGATGCTTCTGCAAATTTAGCAATGCGACTTTTTACATATACTTGTGCGTCTTCATTAAGCTTTATAATATCAAAAAACTTTTCGATTTTTACAGGGCAGCGCATTACTTTATCTTCCAAGTTTGCAATATTAGTTAATATGTTAACCCAATAGTTGATCTTTGTATCGCTTAACGTGGCACAATGCATTCGGACCTCAATAGTTTTATAGTTTCTATAGCTTTGAGCGTTTACGCCTTTATATCTACTATTGTAGCCGTTTCCTCTAATGTGTTTATCAAAGTCTTTTCCTCTAGTTAGCTTTGAGTATTGGCCATTTTTACGACTCTTAGGGTTCATTGCATACATATATTTTTGAAAAGTACATAAATTATGGAATACTGTTTTATGGTCTCTATTTCTAACATCTAAGTGAACATGTATTCCGCACGTTCTATTAGTCTTGCAGTCTAACTTGGTCAATAAATCAGTTACTTGCTTTACTGTATTTTTAATATTACTTTCCGTATCTAAGATTGCAATTTCAACTCCAGAATAATCATTTGAAATTCCGTTATTATAAATTGAGCCGTCTCTTTTTATCGTTAACTTGTTTGCTAGTTCTGGCAATAAAGCAAAAAATTCCGATGATAATTCTTCTACACTGTCCAAAGATAAAAATTCCATTTCAACCCCTACATACTTACTTGTGTCTTCATTTGAAGGACTGCACGACTCTCTAAAGGCTTTAGATTTTACAGCATTGGCCGCATTGAGGAAAATATTAGGCTTAGTATTAACCAAGCCTACAAGCCTAGTTCTACTACCTCCTACATAAATAGTTCTAGTATAGCGATAATTATTCATAAGCATATTTTCTCTTTTCCTTTGAACGCCTCTTTTATAAGATCTATAAAGACTTGATACTATGCTATGCGTACCAGAAATATTTTTAGCCGTATCATAAGCCTCAAAATCATGTTTATCACTTTTAAGCGTTATTTTAAAATAACCTTGTGAGGCTTTTAAGGATATTAAGCCCTCTCTAAGATCACGTATTGACGATTTAAAATAATAAAGATCTAAATTTCCACTAGTGCTGTTTTCCTTTCTAAACTTAATCATTGTCCTAAGCATAGCTTTTACTTCATTAATCTTTTTAAAATTCATTGCTGAACTTTTTGGCTTTACATGTTCAATTATTAATTCTAATCCATTCTTTTTAGACATCTTATTTTCCTCTGCTCTTTCAAGCTTTAAAAGTTCATATTAGTTTTTTACAATCCAATAACGTCCGTCAAATTCTGTATAACTATCCTCTAGCAATGCTTCACCTTTTGGAACACAAACAAAGTTACCGATTGACTCAATAGAGTTATTAGCTCCCAAATGATATAATTCAGCCTTTCTTTCAGGGTTAACCACTAAAACAGCATCTTGGCTGTGCTGTGCAGCAAGCGACAATACGCTCCTAAGCGTTTCTAGGTCACTAAATGGCACCACGTAGCTATTCTCACTAACGCCTTGCCAAACCCCCTTTACGGCCCTCAGAATTGAAATACCAACCCCTTTAAAGGCTAGTAAGTCCTGATCTTGAGTTTCGTTATTTAAGGCTAATACCACAAATGATTTTTTTACTTGATTAGTTTCAATTAACATTTTTTAATTCCTTTGTTTTGAGTTAACTTAATTATTATTCATTTTTAAGTGCCTGTCAAGCACTAAATTATATTTTTTTGTATTCGTTTTTTTATCCCAATTTTAAATGGTTCATCTGAAATTCAGTAATAATATCACCAATTTCCATTGAAATATCACTTTCTAGGTCTTTTTTGTATATATAATGGTCTCCTAAAAGAATGTCGTATAGATCTTGATTAGATGGATTAAAATCATCATCATAATCAAATAAATTTTCATTTTCTTGAAATAACCTTACTATGGCTTGCTCTCTCCTATTCTTGAATTTTAACATCTTTTAGTTTTCCTTTCTAACATAGAGATTAAAAGACTGACTTCGACCTTTCAAGTCTGGGGAAGTCTCAAAGTAATAGTTAGGACGTCCGAAAAAGTTGGCATTGCCTTTCCTTGCTTGAGCCGTTACCTTTCCGCCGTTTTTTCTCCAGTCTCGTATCAATTCCTTAATTTGAGTTAGGCTAATGTCGTTTGTTGGGTTTTTTAGTTTGCTTGAGCTTATCGTAAATTTCATTTTTTTAATTCCTTTGTTTGAGTTTTTCTTCTACAATTATTATCTCATAGGTAGGACATCATTACAAGATAAAAATTATCTTTTTAACAAGTAAATATAAGAGACTGTGAAATAATGCTGCGCCGAATCAAGCGTGAGAGTCGAGACACATCGGGACAAACTAGGGTAATGTCTAGCATGGGGAACCTAACGATGACTAAGAAAGCGAATGTCAAAAGCACTTAGCGGAAAGCTCTGAATTATGCGTCAAGTGGCGCATTACCATAGAATACTCGTGAATTTTAGAAGTAATGAGGTATGTTTAAAAGATTGACAATCGTCTACTCCATAGACATAGATATTCCTGTGCATTTTTGATAAATTAAGGAAAGTCAAGTAAAATATTAACTAAATTCTCTACTCCAATTAGGTAGGACTTGAGATAAAAAAATTTGGTGACACAAAAAACAAGCTTTGTCAACCTAAAAATAAATAAACTTTCTTCTTGACAAACAATAAAACACTCTCTGAAGCCAATACAGGCCCATTACAGCACGATAAAAAGCACCTATCCTCTACTACTAATAAATAAATTACGTCCAATACAGGCAATCCTCAGCATCGGCTAATTCTCCAATAATATCGGATATTTAGGAATAATTAAGAAATAACTTGACAACAGACTTGGCATGGATCTTGCATAAAAAAGAAAAGTAAAATAAAGCTTGACATTGAAAGTTGGCACGAATATTGCAATAAAAAAAGCAGGTGAGGAAAGTTGGCATGAAAAATCAGTTCTTGACACATATAAAAAAATCTGATATAATATAAGGAGGAGGCGGGTAGAATCTCTGTATATAACTAAAACTTGTTTAGAAAACCTCAGAATAATCATAAGAAATATTTCGGGCAGGGGAGGTGAGAGTCCCTTGCTTCTAAAAGGTCTATAATTAATTATAACATTAAAAAAAGGGTTTTGCAACCCCTAAATCAATTATTTTAGTAAAATGCTGCTAAATCATATTGATCGTCTGATAAACACTCTTTAAGGTAGGATAAGACTTCCGAGCTATCATTAGCCCACAAGTGAAAGCCATCGAACCATCTAGGATCTTGTTCTGTGTCTAATCTGCAAAATACGCTATAGCATGTTAAACCTTGCTCTTGTCCGTCAATTTCGTTACTTGTAATCATTTTAAGTCCTTATGGGACCTAAGTCCCTGTTATTGTTATTGTTTATGCTGGTTTACCTGCTGCTAATTGTAGGCTAATTCTCTTTTTAACATATAATGTGTGAATTTTATTTAGTACGTCCTTATTCACCATCTCAGCTAGGATTGTAAAGTCTATAGCAAAATCATTGCTAGGCCAATCACCTAATAGAATATAATAAACCTCTTCATAATCTAGAGAGTCTTGCTCTAGGGCTCTATGTATTAGCTTGCTGTTAGTATTTCGAGTTATGCTTAGTCTTTCAGTATTAGTCATGTTAAGTCCTTTGGTTGTATGCGTTATGCACATATACATTGCATTCTTTGTGCCAAGTAAATTCTCCAGTAATTTCATGTGCCAAAACCTCAGATCAAATCTGTTGGTGTCAAACTTACAGTAATCGTATAGAAGTTAGCCAGTAAATAAGATTAGTTGATTGTTGCGGAAATGTTGCAGGGGGGGTGGGTTACTTTAAATGTTGTGTAGTACTCGTATAGGTCAGAACAAAAGTGGACCTATTTTTGATAATACCTATTGACAAACCTACCTTTATATGATATAGTAATAATGTAGATGGGACCTGGGTGGCCTGCATTAGAGAGATCTAGTGTATGTAAGTTCGATTCTTACCATCTACGGTAGGCGGCGTTGGAAGCTGTGGTCGTGGTACTGGTAATTCGGGACTATGGACGCTGGAGAACGCACTTATAGCTAGTAAGATTTATATCTGGAGTAGCGAAGCAAAGACCAATCACTGTTTAGCAGCAGTATAGTAGTCAATGTGTGTAGTGAAGATATAACTGTCAGAGTAGCGACTGGCCCTACCTTTTTTTGATATTTACCGATAACTGGGATTGATAGGTTCGCCAGTAAGCCCTTGGTGTATGTTTAGCACGTTGGATAGACTCCAGAGGATATGGCAGACCGAGCTTATCAGTTAGCCCTGTTGCTAGTATCAAGTTAAGCTTATCAAACGCATGGATGAAAGTCCTGGTTCGCCCTGACTTGAGAAAAGAACAGGGAAAGTTATTTTTCTAGCTTTCTCGGCTAAAGAGCTATATTCAAATGAATAAGGATTATTCCTAAGAAAGGCTTATTTGACTGAGTTATACTTATTCATTTATTAGCCATAACCTACCTGTAACATTTTACTAACTATCGGGATATACCTCATGGTATGTAGGTAGGCTATATATCGCGATTTGCTCGTCTAGGTAGGATTCTATTTTATATTATTTTTAGGATAATGATAGTGGGGCTGTCTACCTCAAGTATTTATATGATAGTATAGAGTATATACTACCTCATAGTAATAACATACCTATTAACAAGTATTATTAGGAGATTATTATGTCAGACAAAATCAACAAAGAAATATTAGAATTGCTAGAAAAAAGAAAGCGTGAAGAAATCTCTAAGGTAGGCAAGGAGTCTCGCAGAGAAGCTCGTATTATGGAGAAAGGTAGTCCACTTAGGGGTAAGGCCAAAGAAGCTCGTGACGAGGCTATGGACTACGCTAAGGCTAAGAAAAAGTACCGTGACGATAATATGAAAAAGAAGAAGTCTAGGTTCTTGGGAATGTTCAAGAAGGACTAACGACTATAGGTCGTATCATCAGACCCATCACCAAACGTCCCAAATTGGATATACCATATAATTGCTACCCCCAGTGGGATAAAGTACACGTTAATCCAAGGTATCTCTGAGCCCAGTGACACAACTGCTGTATAGGCCACATTACTCCACCAAGCTAATATTAAAAATATTGATGGTTCATTCTTCATCTTTACCATCCTCATATAAATTCTTAGCTATTGTCCCAAAAAAGTAAGATCCTGTTATCATAACACATGTTAGAGGGAATGATACTAGTAGTAGAATAGCTCCATATCCTACCAGCATAACCAAAAGCCCTAAAATCATTATCTTTAGGTGTACCACTATAAAGTCTTTCATTTCTTCTCCAGATATTTTGATAATACTTCAATTTCTTCTTTTGTTAACTCTTTAAACAATGGAGTCATGACAAAACTCATCCCATTAGTGCGCCGCTCCAATTTAATGTCCCTAATCTGATCTCTTAGATACTGCCAGTGTTGACCAGCTAAACGTGGACTATACCCAGCTATACCCTCACCTTTTTGTCCATGACATCCTGCACATCTCTCTTTATATACATTGTTTCCAAATGCTGGAAAAGACATTAATAATGTCAATATAATTGTTTTCATTTTTCACCTCTCACTAAACTTATTATTTCATTAACTGTATATTTTTGAAATCCTAAAGACATAAACTCTCCACTACGTTCAGAGAACCTTCTTATTATATTTAGAATATCTTCTTTTAATTTTTCTTCGCTTTCAGGAGTTCTTAATACTTCTGACTTGGGTGCCCACTCTATAACATATCCTCCAAAGAGTTCTACAGTTCTTTCGTGTTCCATTTTTTGAGTGATAGGGTTATATATCCTCCTATCACTATAAAGCACTTCTGGTATGTACTTGCTAATATCTAGCGTAAGGCCGATAGGAACATACCATAGTGGGTCTATAGTAGGAGGTCCGCTAAAAGGTTCGACCTGTACTTTAGATACATGTATTTCTAATCTATCGCCAGCTCTTCTAAAAGTAGCGAAGTCGTAGCCAGATAATTTATATGACTCCCACTTAGATAGTATTCCTAGTTTCTTCATAATATGTTTTCCAATACTTCTTCTATATACCAAATTGGATCGGTCATTGTACATCTCCATTTTGTTTAATTTTTAAATCCTCGTAGGGCGCAACGGTTCTTCTATAAAATTCCATTTGTGCTCCGGCAAGAGCTCCCATAACATCATTACAGTTTTGGTAGTTCAAACCTTTACGTTCCATGTAACTATTTATAAGTGTAGCGATAGCAAACTGCATCTCACCTGCGTTATCGATATTACCTGTCTTAACTATGTCTTCAAAGTGTTCATCCCAATCTGCTATGTCAACTCTGTCTTCAAATTTTATATATGGCATTAAAAAACTCCTTTAATAGTTTCCCACATAGATTTCTTTTTTACTGGGTCTATTGAGATAAAAGGCACAGAGTTATTTTCAAATGTAACTTCATACCCCCCATTATTTTCTAAATGCTTAACTTCTTTTAATTTAATAAAATCTCCATAATGAAAGTCTTCTGGGCTATTTTTTGTAACGTCTTTGAAATATTCTATAGAAGATATTAATATAGGAAGAACTCCTTTACTACTAAAATAATCTAATCTAGCAGAAACTCCATACCCTAGAACTACTTTGAGCTCATTAAAAGGGAGATTAGTTTCTCGAAATATGCTATCTTTAATAGTGCCCTCTAGACCATTCTCTGGTTTAGACTTTAATTGTGGGATGTGAGATATGTTTCCCATAGAAGGTCCTGGGATATTTCCCATTCTCTTAGACGGATTCTTTATGTTTTCTATTTCTTTAGTAATTGCTGCTGTTATGTTATTAATTGTTCCTGTTGTATTCATTATACCTCCTTAGTATTCGCAACTTAATGTTTTATAATCAACTTCTTCAATACTTCTTCTAACTTCTCCTCTAGCTAAATAAGGATTCATTACACTTCCTTCAGCTAGATTATGAGCAAGCCCCAGAGCATGGCCAAACTCATGTACCATTAAACTTTCTAAATCAAAATAGTTTGTAGAGAATTTATAATTACCATTTATAGCTATATCAGTTTCTGTTAAATAAGATCCCGACCAATGAGCAGTAGTTAAGCCTTCTATATTACTTTCCCATCTCCACTCAGTATTATAATAAATAACAGAGTATCCATCCGTATAAGAAAAACCATAACCCCCAACTACTCCAGGTCTAATAACTATAACATCTCTTCCTATAGCTAGGTTCCATTTGTCGGCAGCAGATCTTATAGTATCTCTAAACTCGCTAGGGATATTTTCGTGCATATACATCGTGGCTTGTCTTTCCATGCCCCACGATACTCTTCTTCCCATAGAGTTCTGTAGATAGTTACAAGGGTCTTCGGCCTTCATAGGCCTAGCGCATCCTGCTAGTAGTAGGGCTAATACTAATAATAGTTTCATTTCTCTAATCCCTTCATTTAATCCTCGTCATTCTATTTAGATTCTCCATGTCTACAACAGTAGGATAGAGCAATGTTATCACATGTTCCTCAGAATGTCCTGTACTGAACGTATAAGTTATATGGTATACTCCGGGTCGAACTGTCGTGTACATGGGCGTGGCGGGGATGCTAGAGGCCTCAGAATCGATATTTGGGGGTACTTCAATATCTGCTTCTACAGCCTTTGGTAACAGTAATGAGCCTACACCTAATAGGATCGACTTGAGTACATTCCTTCTTTTCACGGGTTCATCGCAATCACCATGCTAATCATACCAGCTATTGCAGGAATATTAAATACTAGTATAGTCTTAAGTAGACTAGGATTCATATTGTTAGATATGGTTGTTGTTGTAATGCTGGCAAACAGGAATAATATTACTATCGCTACTAAATTCATTTTAAATCCTCTATTGTTTGTTTATATAGATAAGCTATATTTTGAAAAGAGCAGTTATACATCTTACTTATATCTACGTTAGAATACCCATTTAATTTATGCTTTAGCACATCTTTTCTTTGTTCCGACATATTATCTATTTTAGTATAAAGCCTATTCATTATAACTGACTCATTTATATTATAACACATCTCATATTCTTTGTCAACCTTTTTCATTATATCATCGAATTTAGGTCTTAGGGGTTTAAAATAAGATATGAGCTTGTAGTATATAGTTTTATATGCGAATGTAGAGAACTTACCTTTTTCGGGATCGAAGTTGTCTGTGGCATTCCATAAGGCTATTAAGGCCACCTGATCTATATCATCTCTAGTTCTATGTCCAGAAGGTTTATATCTATTTGATAGTTTATAGGCTAATCCTACATTGTCGTTGAATAACTGTTCTTTCATTGAATACCCTTCATTACATCTAAATTCTTAGTTTTACCACAAGTACTACATTCTAATACGTCAAATAAGAATCTCTTCTCTAATTTCCATTTGTGGCTACAAGAAGGGGGATCAGATAGCTTTCCCAGTTGGTCTACATGGTAACTCATCTGAGGAGGGATTAAGTTAGTATCCCAAAATTCTACTAAAAGTTTACCGCTTTTTCTTACTCTTTTTACTGTACCAACTACATTGCTGGGATGGTGCTTGATTTTTACGCTATCTCCGATTTTAAACATTTTACCTCCGTTTTTAACTCCCTCCTACCTAAATTTAACAAGTATAGGTATATAACAAGGAGAATCTTATATGGAACAGAATATCACAACTTGCTCGGTTTGTCAAGCAAATAAAATAAGAATTAAAAAAGGCTTGTCGCCAAACGGCAAAAGACGTTATTATTCGGATGAGAATGGTAAGGCTTGGAGAGGTAAGGTTTGTCCTTCATGCTCTAAGAAGAAGCACTCGGATTATATACGTGGAAAACGTGAAGACAAAGAAATAGTAGCTGTCATAGAATAATAAAATAAAGGAAGTAAGGAAAACAAACTAAGTAAGGAACAAACCAAGAAACCTTACTCCCTTTCAATAGCTTAATCGTTTCCTAGAAACTTTCTAGATTCGGATGTCTCTTTTTTGTCTTCGTCACTATTTAACTTTAGTGTAAGATCTGTTAGAACAACTACGTCATCATCTAGAGAAATCTTTTTACTTTCTGATAAGATCGTAATACTATCTACATCTGCGTTTAGAAACGGATGTGTTTTTAAATGAGAAGGTATTAGGGACTTAGTACCTGTCTGAACTAACACTAGAACGTCTTCTCCTTTTCTTTTTACTTGTACAAAATAAACCATTATAATCTCCTTATAGGTTTGCTACTTTTTCTAAAGATAGTGTTTCAATATCTTCTTCGGTAAAGAATGAAGTAGAGTATTTATTTTCAAAACAATTATAATCAACTAATTTAACATATACATTATTAGTTTTAGCGCTATACCATACTTCGCTTTTTACATCTTCTTCCCATAATACAGGAGTAGTTTTTTTAGTAAACAGTGAGGACAATATATAAACTAGTACAATTAATAAAGCCCATACGATAATAATATTAAGAAACAGGTTCATTAGATTCCCCTGATGCGTTATTAGCTATAGTAGATTTAACTAGGTTAATAAACTCTACTAAAGTCTCTGGAGAGTTTTCTGATACTGTAATATTAGCTCCACCTGTAGCAATAATATCTTTTACTGCATTCATAATAACTCCTTGACCATTATATGTAGCATTTAACATATCATTATTATAATCTTCGATAGACATGTTAATAGTCTTTTCTGTGGATTTATTAGATATGTTATTTGCTAAGTTCTCTAATTGATTTTTTAATAGTGCCACTTCTTCCTCTATTTTTGACATAATTTCTCCTTGCGTTTGTATTTAATAATATCTTATTATAACATATAATAATATATATGTCAAGTATTATTTTGTTTTTTTATTTCTAATATGTTTACGAATGGTATAAATACTTTATTTAGATTTAAAGATAAAATATCTCTTCCTTCAATACCATGAGTTTTAATCTCTATTAGTTTTAGAATTCTTACTCTATCAGAAGTAATCCTAACTTCTACAATGTCGCCAATGCTAGCATCTGCTATCATTTTACTGGCTTTGTGTATTTTAATATAAAATCATGTTTAGACTTTGTAGATGTACCATCGTCCCACTCCACTATAACATAATAATCTGATATTTTGGTTACAGTACCAGGAGTAACTCCTTTGTATCTTCCTTTCCAAAAATAGTTGATTCTATTACCTTCTTTTAATTCCACACTTACTCCTTTTCATAGTTTATAATAACTGGTTCATTATCTGCTGCATAAGTCTCTCCGCAAATAGATGCGTTGTAATAAGATACTTCGTCTTTATGTTCTTCTCCATAACCACAATGTATGTGACCAAAGAGTACTAACTTAGGCTTTACTATTTTTATTCTATCTTTAAGATGTCCGCATCCTACGAATTCTCCTTTAGGAGTTCCGTCTGCAAATACTAACTGATCTAGTGTACCTAATGGCGGCCCATGACATACTACAATATCTGCTTTCTTAGATATCTTTTTATGCACATCTTTTGAAAAAGGTTTGTTATAATAGCCTGCTTCTGCTATAGATCGTCCAGTATTATAAGCCCAATTATGAAAATAAGGTGTGTAAGGTGTTCCATGTATATTAATACCTTCTACAGTTACCATCTTATTGTCTAATAGTATCACATCTGGGCAATTCTCTTTAGCTAACTTTTCACAAAACTTAGGATCTTTTTCCCATCCTAGTTCATGGTTACCTTGAATAGAGACTTTGTGTTTAGCAGGCTGTTCATTTAGCCAACTATAAAAACCTTCTATTTCCCAATTTCTACCTCGAAAACTATAATCCCCACAATGAATTAAAATATCACATTCTGGAATGTTTATTTTATGGTGTATATTGTGGGTATCACTTATGACTACAATTTTAGTGAAATGTTTTTCCATCGTCTTCGTCCTCAAACTCTAGTAGTGGATCTTTTTTTTCTGCTTCATCTAACTCTTCTATTCCTTTAACAATACTCTCTAAAAATTCTGGTTTACCTATTACTAAACCTTGTATATCTTCGTCTAACTCTCCTACAGGAATAACTATATCCCATCCCAAATCTCCGATAGCTTCCACTAAAGTCTCAAACTTTTTTTTATCCAAAACAACTCCTTAAAATGTTATTAATATTTGAATTTCTTTATCAATTATCATGTTAGTAATAGGTATAATGTATTTACTACTTTTTGGCAGTTTCTTTTTTATTTTTTTCTCTATTTCTTTTATTTTATTCTTTATTGCAGGAATTTTTGTTATTGCTTCAGTAGTTTTACTTTCAATGCTTTGGGGATATCTTAGTCCGTGCTGGTGTATAAGCCTTCCAGTGAATACTGCTGTAGCTTGGCTAGTACCTGTTAAAGTATATCCTCCTGCAGATACGTTAGTGCCTATCTCCCAGGCTTTAACTATACTACCAAAGTTACTAGTAATATTTCTTTTTGTTGAAGACGATAAATTTCCTACTACTACGAGCCTTTTATCATAGCAAGCTGGATAATAATTACAGTTTTTATCTAAATCTTGTCCATTATTTCCTGCAGCAACTACAATAACCATGTTAGCATCTAACATCTTTTTAATTAGTATATGCTCTTCTATATCATATCCCTCTCCGCCACTACTATAATTAACTATAGCGGCCCCATTTTTCCACGCATATTCCATGGCTGACATAGTGGCCAATAGGCTATTAGCTACACCATAATATTTCAAAGGCATTTGACAATATTTGCCACTTTTTGCGTGTTTATCTATGATATGAGATATATTATTCCCATGACCGTTAGTATCATGCATCCCTAAACCAGTAAAATCTACAGATCCGCTCTTACAAATAGGAAAAGTCTTGTGTTTTGTGTTAAAACCCGTGTCTATTACAGCTACTTTTAGTATTTTTGCTTCTGATACGTTAAAATATGCTATAAAAAGTATTATTATCAGGAGTAATCTCATATTATCCTCTATTTTAGGTTAATCTTATATACATAATAGCATATTAGGTAGAAAATGTCAAGTATTATTTTTATTTTAACAAGTATATATAGAACAGGTACGCAATAAGCGAAGCTTACAATAAGCAATACTAAATAGATAGGCTATAACGCAAAGCTGTTACATTTTTTTAAACGGAGATTTGATGAAAGATAAAATTATATCTATTTTAATGAATATTAACGTACCTATGATAGCTTTTGTTTCTTATATATCTAAATTAGTATTATTTCAAGCTACTTTAGCAGATTCTATAATCGTAATAGCCCTAACCTCTTTATTTGGGTACACTAGGTTCTTAGATAAAAGAAATGTATTGTGGACTAGAGCTGTAGAAAAAGAAATTAGTGAATTAAAACTAAAAGTTCAATCATTAGGGTCTAAACAAAATGCAAGGTCTTTATATGAACAAAAAGAACAGTCTTCAAAACGAAGATTCTAATCTAAAGAATATAAAAGTTCCCAAGAAAAATAATAAAACAAAAAATGAGCTTATAGAAGAATTAAACTCTCTTAAAAATATTATGTCTAAAAAAGATGACCTAATAGAAAAGATGATGAGTGATATTTCTAATCTAAAGCAGGAAATTAATGCTGCGAAGTCTTTAGAAATGGACAATGAAGAGCTTATTGCCGAGATGCAATTATCTATGATAAAAGATACTGCTACATCAAGACCTCTAACTTTAGAAGAAGCTCGTAAATATGAAATATTTTCTAAAATAAAAAATAATATAAATAAAGATCGTAATGTAATTATAGATTATAGCAATCTACCTGAAAACATGTCAGAAAAAAAGTTACTAGATATAGCACAAAAAGCTATTCCGGATAAGGATAGTTAATGAGTGATATAGGAGACTATAACGAAAAAAAAGATATACTAGAAGCAAGAGATATTTTATGGTACAGAGGTAACATAGAATGGAAACTAGATCCTACGCAAAAAAGGATGTATAAACTATGGAAAGAAAATTCTGAAAAGATTACAGTTATTAATATATCTAGAAGGGTTGGAAAATCTTACTTTCTGACCATACTTGCTATACAACAGTGTATAAAACAGCCTAAGTCTATCGTAAAGTTTTTACAGCCGGAACAAAAGATGGTTCGTACTAACTTAAGACCTATTATGGAGGAGATCTTAGACGATTGTCCTACTAAACTTAGGCCACAATTTAAAACACAAGATAATATATATAAATTTCCTAATGGAAGTGAGATTCAACTAGCTGGGACAGATGGCGGTAACGCAGAAAAAATTCGTGGTGGTAATGCTGACCTATGTTTAATAGATGAAGCGGCTTTTGTGAAGAGTGAGCTACGATACCTAGTTAATTCTGTTCTTATTCCTACTACGATGCTTACGAGAGGCAAGATTATACTGTCTTCGACATCTCCTAAAGAAGCTACTCATGATTTTGCTAAATATATGGAGACTGCAGAGATAAAAGGGACTTTAATACGCTCTACCATCTTCGATGCACTAGATGACAATGAAGGATTAGAAAATCCACGCTTTACTGAAGAGATTGTTAACGAAATAATAGAAGCTTACCCTAGTGGGATCGCTGATGACGAATTTAGGCGAGAATATATGTGTGAGATCCTCCAAAACGGAGATAACTCGGTTATTCCCGAATTTACTAACGAATTAGAGGCCGAAATAGTAAAAGAATGGCCTAAGCCTACCTTTTGTGACAAATATGTGTCTATGGATATAGGTTTTAGAGATTTAACTGTCGTATTATTTGCATATTATGATTTTGAGAATGCTGTTGCAGTTATAGAAGACGAATTGACTATGAATGGCAAAAAAATGACTACAAAGAGGCTAGCCGAGGATATAATCCTAAAAGAGAGGCATTTATGGACTGATAAGCTGACTTTAGAGGTTCAGAAGCCATATATGAGGGTTTCAGATAATAATTTGATAGTAATCAACGATCTCCAAAGATTACATGGAATAACTTTCCTACCTACGCAGAAAGATAATAAAGAATCTGCTGTTAATAACACTAGAATCATGATAGGCGGCTATCAAGTATATATAAACCCTAGGTGTACTACGCTTATAAGCCATCTGAAACATGCTACATGGTCTAAATCAAGAGACAAGTTTACTAGAAGTCCTGATATGGGTCACTACGATGCTGTCGATGCTTTAGTATATTTACTTAGGAATATAGATAAAAATAAAAACCCTTTTCCTAAAGGATACGCCCATTCCCACCTCAATGCAGGAGACGGTAAATTCTTAAATCCTTACTATGATGACACCACTTCTAGCAACTCTGTGTTCAAAAAAATGTTTAATGTGAAAAAAAAGATTTAACAAGTATAAATAGAGGTATTAATGGCAAATGACAACGAAACTTACTTTGCGGCAGAAGACGCTGAGAAAACTGCTGCTAACTTATTAGGTAAAGCTGATAGTTGGTACAGAGAATTAGACACTAATGGATATTTAGAAAAGCTACGTTTAATGTGGACTTCTTATCATGGCGCATACTACTCAGATTTTGGTGATGGCCATACAATTTCGTTTGGTGGCGAACAAGGTGAGCTTGCTAACATGTCCGTTAATCATATAAGAAACTTGGGACAGCATATGTTAAATATGGTTACTGCTACAAGACCTTCATTACAAGCAAGATCAATTAATACAGATCATAAATCATTAGTACAAGCTAGATTAGGTAATGGAATATTAGATTACTACTTAAGAGATAAAAAATTAGAAGACTATTTTAAAGTTGCAGTTGAATACGCTATCGTATTAGGTACTGGCTATATTAAATTAGAATGGAACTCTATGGTTGGTGACGTTTACGATGTAGATGAAGAGACTGGAGAAGAAATAAGAGAAGGAGAGATTGAATTTTCTAATTTATCTCCTTTTGATGTTGTTGTCGACTCTAGTAGAGAAGATCAAGACCATGATTGGATTATATGTAGATCATTTAGAAATAGATATGATTTCATAGCAAAATATCCAGAACAAAAAGAAAAGATTTTAGGTTTACCAAGCAAATCTGAATTACAAAGTCAGTATTTAGAAAGCTCTTTCTTCAATGATACTGAATTAATACCTGTTTACGAGTTTTACCATAAGAGATCTGAATCTATGCCTAACGGAAGATTCTTAAGTTTTCTTTCTGAAGACGTAGTACTAAGTGACGGAGATATGCCTTATAGAGATTTGCCTATCTATAGAATATCTCCTTCAAATATACTAGGATCTCCTTATGGTTACTCACCTCTATTTGATATACTTCCAATTCAAGATGCTATCAATATGATGTACAGTACAATATTAACAAATCAAAATGCATTTGGTGTACAAAACATTTTAGTTCCTCGTGGAGCTGATGTTAGCATTAGTGAATTATCTGGCGGACTTAATATTGTAGAAGCTAATACACAGTTTGGTGATATAGCTCCTTTAAATTTAACACAAACTCCTGCAGAAGTATTTGAATTCTTAACTACTTTAGAAAGAGCTGCAGAAACTATATCTGGAGTAAACTCAGTATCAAGAGGTAATCCTGAAGCTAGTTTAAAATCTGGATCTGCCTTAGCTCTAGTCCAAAGTATGTCTTTACAGTACATATCGGGATTACAACAATCTTATGTTCAAATGATCGAAGGTGTTGGAACTGGTATAATAAATATATTAAAAGATTTTGCAGAAGTTCCTAGGATTGCTACAATTACAGGCAAGAAAAATAAAACAAGTGCTAAAGAATTTGTAGGAGATGATTTGTCTTCTGTAAATAGAGTTGTTGTTGATATCGGTAACCCTTTATCTAGAACTACGGCAGGTAAAATGGAAATGGCACAAGAATTTTTACAGATGGGTTTAATAAAAACTCCTGAACAATACTTCCAAGTTATGAACACTGGAAATTTGGATGTGATGGTAGAAAATACTCAAAGTGAGCTAGACTTAATCAGAGATGAAAACGAAAGACTGGTAGAAGGTGGAGATGTTGTAGCTATTGCTATAGATCAACACGCTATGCACATAAAAGAGCATAAGTCAGTATTAGCTGATACAGAATTAAGATTAGATGTAGAATTAGCACAAAGAACTTTAAATCATATACAAGAACATGTAAATCTACTTAGAAATACTGATCCTGATTTATTAAGTCTAATACAAGAACAGCCTCTTGGGCCTGCTGGCGGTAGTCCTGCTGCTCCTGCTCCACAAGGCGGGCCTGCTCCACAAGGCGGGCCTGAGACAGTTCCTCCTGCTCCTCCTGGTGGCCCACAAGCACAAGGACCTGCGCAGCCTGGATTACCAGATCCTGCCACTCCTCCTGCACCTTTTGAGAATATGCCTACAGATCCTTCGGAGATGTAATATATGGCCGCACCTCCTAAAAGCAAACTAGATGCAAACCAAGTACTGCAGTCCTCATTCGATGATGCCACTGGAGAACTTCGTGTAAATGCTTCTCTTAGTGTTGGTGGAGGAACAGAAGTCATAATAAATCATGCAGATGATTCTATAAAAATAGGCGATGGTACAAATCTAATAGGAAGTACTCTTATTGGAGGAAGATATAAACTTGATGTTGCTGCATCTATAATGGATGGTAGCGGTAATACTTTTAACTCTACTTCAGGGTCTTTAAATGTAGCTCCTCAAGATGTCCTAATGAATGGTTTAACAGAAGCCGATGCAATAGATATTGACGAGTCTGCAGGAACATTTAATTCTTATACATACTATCTAGGAGGTTTAGCTGGAACTCTTTTAGGAACTATTACAATTAACTTTACAAACTCTAGCAAAAATACAATTGATTCGGTGGTTAGAACATAATGAACAAAGACTTAGTTTACCAAATACCAATAAAAGGGTTTCAATATTTAAGAAGAGACGCTTTTAACTATTATGTAATCCCTAGCGGAGAAGAAGTGCTTATTCCTATATATACTGAATACACTTTAACAACTGATATTGAAGTTATAGGAGATCTTACTGTAGAAGGGAGATTATCAATTTTAGATTTTATATATGAGGAGGTGCCTTTGGCGTTTCAAGAATTTGATGACGTTGGCGGAGGAGTTAGTTACTTGGGCAGCTCTTCAGCAACAGCTTGGGAGATAGCTATAATAACCGAGACAGGAAAAGATATATCCAAGAGATATGCTACAGTAGCGAATAATCCTACTTATACTACGTTTGCGACAGCATGGGCGGCACGATTAACATTAACATATGAATTAACGGAAGACATTTAATACGAACTAAAGGAGACTATAAATGGCCATACAAGACGATTTTACGATAGCAGTAAACGGAGATATCCGTCATACAGCTAACAATAACCATTATACAGTGTTAGAACTGCATAGATGGTTACAAGACGAAGCGGATAACGCTCAAGCAGTAGATACATCAAATGATTTTGTTGATATAACTACAGCAACTCCGTCAGAAAGAGCAACGGATAACATTATTACATTAATCAATGGATTTAACATTGATGATGATGCAGCAGAATATTTATATGATGGATCTATAGAGAACAGTGATGGAACTTTATATTCTGGATTAACAGTGCTTGGGGCTGTAAATAATACAGCAACTCAAATTGTTGTTATTCAAGATAATGCTCTTTACACTTACACAACTACACCAGCATCACCTTTCTGGGGAACTCAAGCTGGCGGTGGTTATAATGGTGACGCAGCATCCGGTCTATTAATGAAATGTTTAATTAAAACTTCAATAGCTGGATCTGATATTGATGGTAAAAGAATCAGAGTGCAAGCAAGACACTGGGGCGATACTTACGATTTCTTTAACGTGCAAATGGGAACAGGTTCTTCGGTTGCGGCCCTAGGTACAACTCCAGATGCGCAGAATAACGGAACTCAAGGCACAGTAACAGCTTACTCTCATGTAACTAATACTGAAGGCTACCAAACTATTGACTTAAGTAATGGTAATGGTCCGCAACCTTATTACTCACAATGGACTTATGGTGCTGACACTTCTGGTGATGGTATTAAAGGTATTTATGAGTATATTAAAGATTTAACAGGAAATACTACAGCAAAAACTATTCATGGTATTAACGGAGAGTTATTCTTAGGTGTTACGCATGAATATGCTTATGATACTGAAACTGGCGCTTCGTTTATAGAAGATGACGTAATCACTTGGGGAACTGGTGCTACTGCTGGAACAGGTTTGCTACTTGCTCTTAATGATGGAGGAACTACTGGTACAGTATGGATGCAATTACTTACGGGCGTTGCTCCCACTGATGGATTAACAATTAGTAACGAAGCAGCCGATGGTACTCATGATTTAAACGGCGCTCCTACGCTAAGAACAATCCCAAAGATTTTCTTAGGTTCTTATACAGGTACTTTAATTGGAGCTTTTGGTGTCGGTCTTTTAGCAGGTGATCTTAGTTCTAGTGATCGTATTACTGATTTACTTAACGTCAACCAAACTCCTCCAAATAATCAAACATTTACAGTTAGTGGCTTAGTAGCTTCTGAGGATTATGTTTTAGTTGGACCAGAAGTAGCTAATGATTTTGAATTTGACCAACTTACAAGTAATGCAGTTGAAACAGGTGCAGCAGTAACATCATTATTAATGAGTGCAGTAATACCCACAGATACTCCTTCTAGTGGAACATTAAGAATCCATTTAGCAAGTGGTATTAGACTGAAAGTTGCTTACTCGAGTTATACGGGTTCTACATTTACGATTGCTTCTACTGACTTTAGTGGAGATAATAGTAATGCAGATAAAGCTGTAATGATTAGTTATATTGATGTCGCAACAGCGTCTACGAGTGAGAGTTTTACTGCGGTATATTCATCTAATAGAGATTTAAGAGTTAGACGTAGAGATGGCGGTGCAGGTTCTCCTACTAAAACTTATGAGTCAAATGCTACATTTACATCTAGCGGTGGTTCAGCAGTTGCAGCAAGAATTACGGATGCGTGATTAAATGGCAGCAGTCTCTGTAACAGCACAAAATGTAAGATTGGACGATGCAGAAGTAGCTACCAAATGGGTAGATATTGGTTCTGGTCCAGGCGGAGCTATACAGTTCGATTTCTTTTATCAGGGATCGAACAGTTATGCACGTAAAGGTACTACTGGTATTAAGGGAGTCGCATTAGACGACTCTCTAGGTACTGCTAATACCGAAGATCTTAGTGGTGCTGGCACACATGACGTTGTTTTAATGAAATATAGTACGATTACTCCAGGACTTTTAGAATTAAAAAGCGTTCCTGGGATACAATTAAGAGTAGGCTCTGGATCTGGAGCCTATTATTCATATGATGTACAAGGTAGTGATACATATCCCGTAGATAAATCATGGTTAGTGGCAGCAATAGCTCCTAGCATTGTAAGCCATAGAGACGGAACTACAGGTTCTCCTTCTTTGACTGTTTGTGATTATTATGGTATGGCTCAAGACCAAACAGGTACTTCCAAAGATTTAAACTTTGCATTAGATGCAGTTGATGTTGGTACTGGATTAACTTTAGTTGGCGGAGACGGTGTTTCAACAGATGGAGTATGGCAGGATTTAAGCGACCATGATTGGGGTACAGTTAATAATCGTTACGGTTATATTAGAGAATCAGAAGGTGCCTTTATTGTTTACGGAACTATGATTATAGGTAACGCTACAGCCACAGTATTTCAAGATAATGGATCTGTTTTACTATTCCCAGAAGGATTATTTCCTGCAGGTTGGTCGGGCATAGAAGTTGGTTTAGCTAATGCTACTAACGATATAGATTTTATATCCAATATATTTGTTGGACAAGGAACAGCAGCAGGCGAAGATACGAGACCAGTAGTTAATGTTACTGGTACAACAGGAACTTGTGATTTTATAGGATGTTCTTTTGATAACTTTTCAACAATAGTTTTAACTAGCGCTACCAACTTTACTGATTGTATCGTTAAAGATAGTGCTCAAATTACCCAAGCAGGTTCGGATATCACTGGTTGTACGCTTTCAGGCGGTACTTCTGCTGTCCAAATAGTTGCAGACGATGCTGCACTAATAGCAGATTGCTCTTTTACTTCTGGCGGCACAGGACATGCAATTGAAATTACAGATGCAGGCGCAGGACCTATAACTATTAATATGAGCGGAAATCAATTTAGTGGTTATGCTGGTACTGATGGGTCTACAGGTAACGAAGCTATTTTAATTAATCCGGCAACATCTAGTGCAGATATAACTCTTAACATAGTCGGAGGCGGTAATACGCCAAGTATTATGGAACATGCTAGTTATACGGGAACATTTACTTTAGTAATCAGTCCAGTAACTTTAACAGTTAAGGTTACAACGACAGCAGGTGCTAACATACAAAATGCTATGGCGTTAGTTTTAGTGGGAGATGCTTTAAATTTTCCATACGATGCCACAGTAACAGCTACAAGTTCTGGGACCACAGCTACTGTCACTCATACGGCACACGGCTTATCTAGTAATGATTATGTACAAATAACAGGTGCTAATGAAAATAACTATAACGGATCTTTTCAAATTACAGTAACTGGTGTTAATACTTATACATATACAATGCCAGGAACTGGTGGTAGCCCAGCAACAGGTACTTTAAAATGTACTACTGTTCTTATTAAAGGTTTAACAGATGTTAATGGTGAAATTTCAAATACCAGAAGTTATGGTGTTAATCAAATTATTACAGGTAGAGTTAGAAAATCAACTGGCTCACCTTATTACAAAACGAGCGGTATAGCTGGAACAGTTAATAAAGATAGCGGTGCTACTGTAAACATACAACTAATCGGAGATGAATAAATGAAAGATGTAAATATTATAGTACAAAAAAAGAAATTATCTGAGATGACTGATGAAGAAATAAATATATCTAAATATAGATCTTTAGAAAAAAGATATAATAGTTTAGTAGAAGCATGTGATAAACTAGAAGAACAAAATAATATGTTCAGAGCAGAACTAGAGATGGGATACCAAAAACTAGAGAATGCCCAAAAAAATGTAGAAATAAACAAAATGATCGTACAAAATGCGTTGTCAGAGAAAAATTCAAGAGAGCAATCTTTTCTTGGAGAGATAGCAGATCTAAAAGCTAAAATAAAGGCTATGTAAATTGGCTATTTCTGTAGATTGGGGCACAAAAGTAATTTCTGTTAATAAAGTCGATATGGTTTTAGTTCAGTCAGTACCTTCTGAGATTTATGAGCTAGATTTAGATGTATTTCGTCTAGCTCTTGGTGAGTTATTAGATGACGAAACTGGTATGGCTTTTCCTGACACACATAACTACTTTCCTCCTTTATCTGTTGGTGGGGCCTCACTTGCTAGAGTTATTGAGATAATAAATGGTTATACTATTACATTTGAAGATGGACAGTATAGAGCTCAGATAGTAAATGGTAACTCTAATATAGGAGAAAACGTAAACGTAAATCAAGTCTCAGTAAGTACAGCCAATAGTGCCGGACTACAAGATTTAGGAAGTTTACAAGCAGCAAGTTTCAATGGAGGAGTTACAGTTAACACTTCATCATCATATACTGGAACAACTTTTCCAGTAGGGACTAGACAAACGCCAGTGAATAATATGGCAGATGCTTTAACTATTGCAAATGAAAGAGGTCTTAAGGTTATATATCTAGCATCAAGTATAACTCTATCTTCTGAAGATGCTACAGGACACGAGTTTATAGGAGATAGTGCCGTTGTTAATACTTGTACTATTGATGCTGGAGCAAATGTATCGAACTGTACTTTTAAAAATTTAACTATCATGGGAACTTTAGATAATGCAAATATACTAAGAGAGTGTAGCATTGGAGCCTTATCATCACTTAACGGATTTATATTTCAATGTGCTTTGGGAGATACTATTACTTTAGGAGGGAATGCTCAAACTACAATTATGAGTTGTTATTCAGGAGTGGCAGGTGCTTTAACTCCTGTAATTGATATGGGAGGTAGTGGCCAAGCTTTAGTATTAAGAGATTATAGTGGTGGAATTAAGATTACTAATAAAACTGGTAATGATAATGTATCTATTGATTTAACATCTGGACATGTAATTTTAGATAGTACGGTCTCAGATGGCGCAATTATCGTTAGAGGTTCAGGAAAAATTACCAATAGTGCTACAGGAACAGCCGTTGTAGACTCGTTAAACTTAATTACTGGTGATAAATTTACGAACATTGCTCATATGGTAGAATCAAAAGATCCAACAACAACTAAATATGGCAATGTTTATTATGTTGATCCTATTAATGGCTCTGATACAAATGTTGGTACCGATCCAGCAAGAGGATTTGCGACTATAAGTGGAGCTCTTAGCAAAACAACTCCAAATAACGGAGATATTATTTTCTTGATTTCGCCTGGAGAGGCATCTATAATAATTGATGAAGTTGTTAATATGAATGTTGCTGGTGTAGCATTAAGATCAGAAAAGTTGGACGTTAAAATAAAGCCTACGGCTACAGGAACACCTCCTTTAACAATAAGTGCAAATTATGTTCAAATTATGAACTTAACTGTTGAACCTACTGCTGGCGGTACAGATGATGCGATATTTATAGATGGCGTTGATCATGTTGTTTTAGATAAAATTAGAGTAGAAAACTCAACTAATAGAGGAATTCATGTTGAGCATAGTCATCAGTGTGTTATTAGAAACTCTTTTATTGGGTATTCTGCTAGTCATGGAATACAGTTTGATGACTGCCAAGACGTAGACGTTAATGAATGTCATATAGACACTAATGGTGGTGATAATTTAAAGTTTACATCTACGGGTGTTGGTAATACTCACGAAGTTATTATAAGAAAAACTATAATCCATGAAGCTAGCGGCTATGGTGCAAATATAGGCACTAATTGTGAAACAATTCAATTTTTAGACGGATGTAAATTTATACTAAATGGCACAGATATTTTAGATAACGGAATTACGACATTTATAGAAGATACTACAGGATTAACTGAGAGTCGATATGTAGAACTAAGCCAATCATTAAAATATGATGGTCATGTTCATGTAGATGCAAATAATGGGGTAGCAGGTACTACTTATCCATTAGGAGTCTATTCGAGCCCAGTTTCTAATATAGCAGATGCTTTAGTTATTGCAGCAGCTAATAATATAAGTAAAATCCAAGTACTAGAAGATATAACTATATTAGCAACAGATGATGTTTCTGGTTTTGAAATAGAAGGGTCTCATCCTCTTAAATCTGAAATAACAGTTGCTGCCGGAGCTACTACTACTTTTACTGAGTTTTCTAATTGTAATCTTATAGGTACTTTAAATGGAGATGTTATAGTTAAAGATTGTACTATAGGAGATTTAGCTAATTTTAGTGGTATTGTATATGGATCTACTTTTAGTGGTACTATCACTTTAATAGGAACTAAAGCTGTACACTTTTTAGATTGTTACTCTGCTGTGCCAGGGTCAAATACACCTTCTATAGATTTTAACAGTGCTAATACTCCTCTAACAATTAGAGCTTATAGTGGCGGTATTAAGTTAGAAAATAAAACTACAACTGCTGCCTTAAGTATAGATATGCTTTCAGGACAGGTTATTGTAGACGGATCTGTTACAGCAGGCGACATTTTGGTTAGAGGCCAAGCAAAATTAACTGATAATAGTAATGGAACAGCAGTAGTAGATTCTAGCTCATTGATAGAAGAGCAAGGTTTAACTAAGAAACAATTTTTAGCTTTAAAATAAGGAATATATATGGGTAAAATTAAAATAACGAACCAAACAGCGCCAGATACTCCTGCTACAGGCATAACTGAAATATATGTCGATTCTACTAGTAAAAAACTTACTACAAAAGATGATACTGGAACAGTTACAAATTATGGTGCCGGAGGCGGCGGAGGTGTAACCGATCATACAGCTCTAACAAGCATTGGAACAAATACACATGCTCAAATAGATACTCATATTGCATTAGGAAATGAGCATATAGATTGGACGCAATCTGGTGTAGGTACTATACACGCATCTAACTATGTAAATACTGATACAACAGACCACACTGCTTTTTCTAATATTGGAACAAATACACATGCTCAAATAGATACTCATATAGCTAGTACTGCTAATCCTCACAATGTTGATAAAACAGATGTAGGATTAACTAATGTAGAGGACATAAAGAATAACTTTGCTGGTACAGTTGCTCCGACTACTACGGATGATACTGGATCAGGCTACTCAGTAGGATCAGAATGGATTGATACTGTAGGAGGGGTTACTTATCAATGTACAGATAATACTAGTAGTGCTGCAGTATGGGTTGAGACAGCTAATGCTGCAACAGTTGGCGATATTGCTGGTCCTTTATCTTCTACAGATAATGCTATTGTAAGGTATAACGGAGCTACTGGTAAAGTAGTACAAGATAGTTTAGCTAGTGTAGATGATTTAGGCAATATTTTAGCTGGTAGTGGTACTATAAGTGCTGCTGGTATAGGTTTTTTATCTGATCCTGATACTGGGTTTTATTTACAGAATACTGGAGTTATTAGTATGTTAGCTGGCGGAGAAGCTGGGCTTAGCATGAAGTATGTTAATTCATCTTCCGCTAACATAGGTTTTGGTTTAATTCCAGGAGTTTCTGTTACTGAGCCTTTTGAGTTACAGAGGTCTGTTAGTGTAGACGCTTATGCTATTTTTCAAAATCAAAATACAGGAACAAATGCTGGTTTTTATCTTAGAGTGGGGACTACTTCTCAAAGAATAAAAGTAGGATGTCACAGGTCTACTAATACAACAGATGCATATGCTGGAGGCCGTGCTTACATAGAGTCTGATAACAACGGTGCTGGTTTAGCTATCATAGGAGAAGATGCAGACGATACTATTCAATTCTATTCTGGAGGTAAAACTGACGCAGATAGAGTATTAGAAGTTCATCCAGATTTGACGTTAGAATTTACACAAGAAATTACAACTCCAGTAACAAATCCTGCTACTGGCGGACATAAATTATACTTTAAATCTAATGATAATATGTATTCGTTGAATGATGCAGGAGAAGAAATTAATATTAGTAAAAGTAGTACGTGGAACCCTGTTAGTACGGATTGGAAAGTTTATTGGAATGATTTTTTCGGGTATCCTCCAGCAAGTATAAATTTTCCTGTTGGTAGCGGTTCTTTAGGACTAAATGCTTTTATATCTGGTACTAGTGAAACGTGGACTACAGCAGCATCGCCAGAAGTTGACAGGATAGGAGTTCAAGATATAGGATTAGGTACAAGTGTTGGGGCTATTAGTGCAGGCGAAACAAGTTCTGAAGATAGTACATTTAGATTTGGAGATGGCAGAATAAAGATTGGCGGAGCAATTAAGTTAATTGATTTACCTGCAGCAGGAGAGGATATGAGAGTATTTATAACTCTCGGTGATAATGTGGCCCCCGGACTTTCGTCAAACTGTATGTCACTAACTACGTTCTATTCGCAACATTCAACTAATTGGGTGGCACATTCAAACGGAGTTTCTTCAAAGCACACAGATACAACTATAGCCTTTGATACTAATTGGATAAATTTAGAAGTTGACGTAGCTTCGGACTTGTCGACTGTTAAGTTTTATATTAATGGGACTCTGGTTTATACGGAAACAGATTCGGCTTATATACCAGTAGCAGGATCGGACGCAGGATTTAGTATTGGCGGCAGAGTAGGAACTGTTACACAGGTTAATCATTTTTATGTGGATTGGGCTTATATGGCCATCAAACCAGACAATGCTAGAGGTTCAATAACAACTTGGATTGATGAATTATAACAAGGAGAATATATAATGGCTTTTACACCAAAAACCCCAAGTGCGAATGATAGATCTTTAAGTACTATTTCGATAGTAAAAACTAAAGATCCGTACTTTGAAGATTTTTATAATGATGAAAAATTAGACGGCGAATCTAGAGAAGATTTTATTTTACGTCATATGATGATATTAGTAAATAAACATGCTATAAAAAAAGAAAAGGAATCTTATGTAGAAAACTATAAGACTGAAAAAGCGAATGCAATATCAGGATTAGATTTTATTAAGGATTAATATGGCTAGAGTATACATAGTCCCTAAAGGGCATGAGAGCCCTAAATATGGAAAAGGAAAACGTACTACTAAATTAGATATATACAAAAGAGTTTGTATAGGATTATCTTTAGTGGTTTTAATGGAGACAGGATACATTGCATGGATGATGTTGAATTAAAAGATTTTTTAAAAAGATATGAAGGTTCAGAGGCAGGAGTTTACAAAGACTCTAAAGGTATTCCTACGGTTGGAGTAGGATCTAATTTAAATAGTCCAGAAGTACCTAAGTTATTAGAGAGTTTAGGCACTTCTAGACAAGAGATTTTAAGCGGTAAACAATTGTCTCCAGAGCAATCAGATACACTACTAGATAAACAATTAGAAGAGAAAAAAAGATATTATAATAATATACAAAAAAGAGATTTCCCTAATTCTGATATACAAGAACATGAAAGAAGGGCTCTTGATTCATTAATGTTTCAAAATCCTAGTTTAGTAGGACCTAAGTTAAGAGGGTACTTAGAAAATAATGATGATATAGGCGCTGCTAAAGAGATACTTCTTAATAGTAACAAGAATAATTCTGGGGGAGTTGCTAAAAGAAGATTGGGAGAGGCAAAAATGTTCTCTGGCGATAGATTTTCTGAATTAGTAGAGAGTTTATCTGATCAAGAAGTACAGCAAATTTATAGTATGGTAAACTCAATAAAAAATCCTTACACAAGACAACAAGTATTAGATGAGTACCCATTCTTAAAGCAAATTGTTAAACCAACAAGATTTAAGAATATAATAGGAAAGTAATATGGATGAAAAAAGTTTAAAAGAAAAAGCATTAGAAGCATTAGCTGCTGCAGGAAATAAGTATGACTCTTATATGGGAGCTCCTACTAGATCTGCTATTGGCGCAGCAAAAGAAGGAGAAAATCCTTTAAGCGCATTTGCAGACCAGTTTGGAGAAGATCCGTCTACTGCTCCTACAGGATTTGATCTTACTAAAGAAATAGAAAACCCTTATTTAGGTGCTATAGCTGCTACAGCCGTTGATGTTGTAGATCCTTTATCATTAACTGGCGTAGGTGCTGGAGTAAAAGCTTTATCTAAATCAGGAAAAGCTCTTAAAGGTTTAGGAAAAACTGGTAAAGCGGTGCCTACTCCTGAAGAAATAAAAAGATTTAAAAAAATACTTCCGTCAAGCCCAGAAGATTTTAGAAGTTATTTAGATAAATCAAGAAACATAGATGATCAAATTAAGGAGTTTACTCACATGTATTCTCCAGAAGAGTATAGTAAAATGAAAACATTTCTAAGTGCTGATAAAAAATCTGGTATGGCAATCAAGCCAGACGGAGATATCGTATCTGCTTTCTCTAAAGTAAGAGGTCAAAATAGATTAGACGATATAATGGAAACAGCTTCTAAAGAGGGCGGATCTAAATTAGACGCTTTTGACGGCAAGCTTCCAGAATTATATAGAAAAAAAGGGTTTAAAGAAGTTAGAAGAGAGCCTAATTGGACACCTGGAGAACCAGACGTAGTATTTATGAATAGACCTAAAATGAGTAGAGCAGATATAGCTAAAGAAGATGTAATGAATATGAGGAGACCTTTTTTTGAGGATGTTTTTGGAAAAGGAGCTTCAAAACAAGAAGTCCTTAAGTCTATGAATAATAAAAGATTCTCTACTCTTAAAAATCCTAAAAATGCTCTTGTAGAAAATACGTTAAAATACATGGACGATGTTCCAGCAAAAACTCCTTCTCAGTTGGATAGAATAGATTTATCAGTTATGCAAGATACATTAGAAAAAGCAAAAAAAGCTGTGGCCGAAGGAAAGATGGCACAACAAGAATTTGAAGCATTAGCTAAAAGTCTTGGAGAATCCATGCTTAAGGGGAACTAATTAACAAGTATTAATAGAAGATCTATCCAATTAAGGACGATCATTAACAAACCTATCGAGAGACGGTTAAAGGAGATTAATATGTCAGAAGATATATCAAATGCATCAGAGGTTCTAGATTCAATAGACGGAGCTGAAGAAGTAAGTAATGTGCCAGCAGGCGAAGAAGGCGAAGAAGGTTCACTAGATATACAGGATGCTGTGAACGAAGCACTAGGTGGCGGAGAAGGTCCAGAAGGATCAGAAGAAGAAGAAAATTCAGAAGAAAGTGATTCTGAAAAAAAAGATCTTGAGGAAGAGATCAAATCCCTAAAAAAGAAATTAAAATTAAAAGTAGATGGAGTTGAAATCGAAGAAGAAATTGATTTCGATGATGATGAGCGTTTAATTAAAGCTTTACAAAAAGAAAAAGCGTTTGATAGTAGATCTCAAGAATTATCTTCTATGAAGAAACAAGTAACTGATTTCGTAGGAGCTTTGAAAGCTAATCCAGCAAAAGTTTTGGCTGATATGGGATTAAGTATGGATGATATTGCTGAAACTCATATTGAGAGTATGATTGAGCAAGCTAAAAAGTCTCCAGATCAGATAGCTAAAGAAGAGATGGAAAATGAGCTTAGAGCTTTACGTGAAGAAGCTGAAAATGCTAAGAAAATGCAAGAAGATGCTGAAATGGAGAGAATGAGAAATGAACATGCTCAGCAAATTGAAGTTGACATTAAAGATGCTTTAGGAGATACTGAGTCTATTCTACCAGATAGTAACCCTTGGGTCCTTAGAAAAGTAGCTGAAACTATGCTATTTGCAATGAGAAACGGTTATCCAGATGTAACAGCTAAAGATGTTATACCTCTAGTAGAAGATCAGTATAGAACCGACCTAAAAGGTTTATTCGATGTACTTCCTGAAGAAACTTTAGAAAAGATTATAGGAAAGAATAATCTTGATAGAATGAGAAAAAAGCGTCTTAAGAAAAGACCAAAAACTGCTACACCAAAACAAGCGGTAAAAACTACCTCAAGTAAGGTAGATAATAGTGGTAAAAGCGAAGATAAGAAGTCATATAAGGACTTTTTTAGTATAACATAATATAGGTTTTAACAAGTATATATAGGAATACTCTATTTTATTAATGGAATAGACTTTTTCGTACCCCTCTGGGATCGATTAACACCGAAGCTGTGGCGTAAAAAGAGAGATATTACCAATATAAATAAACAATTTTCGGAGGAAAATAATATGTCAAATGATTTACGACCAAACCCCGATGTACAAAATAGAATGCTTAAGTCGCAAAGACTTCTAGTTAAGGTAAATATCGTTAGTGATGCTGATCCTGCTAGTAAGACTTTAAATGACGATTCTTCTATTGCTACATTAAGATGTGAAGGCCAAACAGCTAAAGCTGATGCTAAAGAAGATGTTTCTGCTGTTGCTACTACTGCTGCTGATGCCACTGGTATTTTCAGTGTTTTAATTGATGAAGCTAATGTTGATCAAATTTATAAGGTTGACTTACAGTCTTCTAGTGGTACTGTTGCTCTTGGAGCTGCTGGTGCCGTTGTTACTGCAGGAAAAAGAATGCTAATTGATTTAGACTCTAGTTTAGATCTTTCAACTGCTGCTGGTGCCGTAGAAAGCGAATTCACACTAGTTATCGATTATTCGGTAAGCAAATAATTAAACAATTTCGGAGGAAATAATATATGTCAAGTTCAGCAAATACGCTAGATACGCTAAACGGCCTTTTTAAGGAAGTTTATGCTAAAGATCTAGAAGAATTAATACCTGATGGTGTTAAACTTTTAAATAAAATCCCTTTTGCTAAAAAAGAACAGCAATTAGGTAATTTCTATCACCAACCTGTTGTTTTAGGACACGAGCATGGTGTAACTTTCGCTCAATCAGGCGAAGATGCATTTAATTTAAATGCTCCTGTTGCTGGTAAAATTAAAGATGCTACAGTTCGTGGTACTCAATTAGTTTTACGTTCTGTGATGGGTTATACTTCTGCGTCTCGTTCTGCAGAAGGCGGAGCTAAAGCTTTTAAACAAGCTACTAAGTTCTTAGTTGGTAACATGCTTAGATCTGTTACTAAAAAATTAGAAATCGAATTACTTTATGGTCAATCTGGATACGGTGAAGTTGCTTCAATAGCTGGTAGTGTAGTTACTATTTCTACGGCTGAATGGGCTCCTGGTATTTGGGCTGGTGCTGAAGATATGCCAATTGAAATTTTATCGGCTGACGGTTTAACTTCTAGAGGCGAAACTTCTATTTCTGCAGTAGATTTTGACAACAGAGCTGTTACTTTAAGTAGCGTTCCTGCTGGCATAGTTGCTACAGATGTAATTTACCATAAAGGTGCTTTCGGTAACGAATTCGCTGGTATCCATAAAATTATCACCAATACTAGTTCTCTTTTCGGCATTTCTGCTACTGAGTTCAGTCTTTGGAAGGGTAATGAGTATGGTGCAGGTTCTGCTGCTTTATCTTTCAACAAAATCCAAATAGCTATCGCTAGAGCGGTTGAGAAGGGTTTAGATAGTGATGTAATGGTTTTAGTTAACCCTAAAACATGGGCAGATATCCTAAATGACCAAGCAGCTATGAGACGTTTCGACAGTTCTTATGGTAGTGATAAGTCTAGTAACGGTGCTAGAAGTATCGAATTTCACGGCCAAAATGGTATGATTGAAATCGTTCCTTCTATTTACTGTAAAGAAGGGTACTCTTACGTTATGTCTATGGATGAAATGGTTCGTATCGGTTCTACTGATGTGACTTTCAGACGACCAGGAAAAGGCGATGAGTTCTTTAGAGATTTAGAGAACAGTGCTGGTTATGAGCTTAGAGCTTATACTGATCAAGCATTATTCTGTCACGCTCCAGGACGTAATGTTCTAATTTCAGGAATTGTTAATACTTAATTATTAACAAATAATATTCAGAGATTTAAAGGGGAAGTTTTTACTTCCCTTTTTTTATGCTATCCTCTCTCTAGTGTTTTTATTCTTATACTAAGAGCTGCTATCCCCGCTATAAGCAAAGATAAACATGCGATTGGTCCTATAGTATTATCATATACTAAGAAGCCAGCAATAAAGCAAGTATGACAGCCTGCTATCTTAAGTACTATTTTCATCTACTCTCCTATAAAAACTAGTGTTACCATTAAAAATATCAATGTTGTCATATGTATAGGTTCAATACACATTACACGAATTGGATGTGAAAATGCTTTCCAAGTTTCTTACCTTTACTATTAGTAACCTCATGATATTTAGCAGTCCAAGCATACCCGTTATCACTGTTATGTTTACTATTTAAATAATTTTTTATGGCCTTAATTTCCTTATTAGTGAACATCTTAGTTCTAATATCAAAGGCTGTCCATATCTGATGTGGAGATTTCCAAGGCTTTTCATCATATTTTCTAATACCTCTAACAACTCCTGAATAGATCATATCCTGCTCTTCTTTTGTTCTTTGTATCATAGTAAGTACTATATCTTTACCAAAAGCTCTTAAAACATAATACTTCAGTCCTTTTAATATATCATATAAAGCAGGGTTAAGAGTTTCTAGTCTAACTAGTTCGTCCTTTAAACGCTGACTATTATTTTTTACTTTAATAAATCCCATTATCATCCTCTTCTTGGCTACCATTAGGTAGTCTGCCACAGCTATCACATACCATATATTCTTGTTCAGTATCCTCATTTTTATATATCCAAGCATGAGGCTTGCAATTAGCAGGTTTTATCCTTGTTTTCTTATTTGATAACAGTTCATGCACAAATCCATATATAAAAGGTAGCATAACTAGCGTAGGATCGATTTGAAACAATAATATACTTAATAAGGTCATAATAAATATCATATAGTCACTATAACACATAAAACTGCCTTTGTCAAGTCTTTTTAACAAGTATATATAGAGGATATTACCTAATAGGAGACTAAATTGGCTACCAAATCACTTACAGTAAATAATAACACATATGACTACCCTGCAGACGGAGAAGATCCAGGATGGGGTGCTGAAGCAACAGGGTGGGCAGAAGAGGTAACAAATACCCTTGACTCATTACTAGGCGCAGGAGACATCCTAGAGACTCCTGGAGAGATTGCCAACAACCAATCGGTAGCTTTAGACGTTTTACAGTTAGCCTTCGAACCTACAGTAACTAGATCTGCAGTAGTAACTTACAGTATATACAGAAATACTGATTCAGCTAGTCTTTCTGAGACTGGTACTATAAATATTCTATATGATGCATCCCAACCAACTAATGAAAAATGGGTAGTTACTCAATCATTTGTAGGTAATGCTGGAGTTATATTTACTATTACCGATGCAGGACAATTTCAATATACTTCAACTAACATGGCTGGAACAGGTTATGTAAATAAGTTTAAATTTAAAGCAACTACTACTTCTGCCGTATAAGGATAATAAATGAATTTTTTCGGAATAATTAAAGGTCTTTTAATAAGAAAAGAAGGCGATACTACTGCAACTACGACAGTATCTATTAATAGTAATATTACTACTCCAACAGCGTTAACTTTACCGGAAGGTGATGATCAACTAGTTGGTAGAATTTCTACAGATGACTTATCTAATAAGACATTACAATCTGATACAGTAAAATTTCAAGACCTATCTACTCCAGCTAACGAGTTAATAATTGATTTAACTAATACTGGCGGATATACAACTACCATAGGCGCATTTCCTCAAGCAGGTAATATAGTATTATCTCTTCCTGCTACTAGCACACAACTTATAGGAACAGATACTACAGACGATGTATCAAATAAAACATTCGTAACAACTGCTACCCCATTCCAAGCTAATATTCCTAGTACTAGTACTACTGACGGTACTATTGTAGTTACTGGCGGAGTTGGTATAAGTGGGGCTGTTAATATCGGAGGTAATACTGTTATAACAGGTAATCTTACTGTTACAGGAAGTACCACTACTATAAATACTACTGACTTAGTTGTATTAGATAAAAACATTGTTATTAATGACCAAGGTACTGTTGCTTCTTCTGAAGGAGCTGGGATTACAGTTGATAGAACTGATGGTGAAGCAATAGGTGGTTCGATCATCTATGCTAGAGGAGCTGACGATAATAATACTAGATTTAAAGTTGGGCCTTTAGGTGCAGAAGCTTATATAGTAGATATATCTACAACACAAACTATTACCAATAAAGAAATGGTCGTAGCTTCTAATACAATAACTACAGCAGCTTCCGGTAACTTAGTTGCCACTGAATTAAATGCTGCCTTAGCTGAATTACAAACTGATGTAGATACTAGAGCTGATAGGTACTTAAGTAATTTAATATCGCCAACAACTGTTAGCGAAAGTTTAATACCTGTGTCTACTCAAGAGCTTGGAACAATAGCAAAACCTTGGAAGAGTTCTCTTAGTGAAAGTCATATAATATCAAACGGATCTTTGTCTCTTGGCGGACTAGTTAATACACAATCAGCAGAATTTTTCAACCCTGTCGGTAATAGAGTCGCTGGCGTAGCTTTAATAAGCACTAACGCAGGAAATAATGGTAATATTCTTATAGGCTCCAGTGATAGAACTGATACTTCTAATTCTGCGGCTATATATATACAATCTGGAGACCAAGGTGGAGCTGCCGGAGATTCTGGATTAATAAGAGTTGAAACTGGAGATTCTGATCAAGGAGATTCTGGGTCTATGTTTGTAGGGACAGGACAATCAATTGATACTTTAGGCAGGTCTGGGACTTTAACTATTGCGTCTGGAAATACTAGCAATGCTGCAGGTGCTAATAATAATACTGGAGCAGTATCGATTGCATCTGGTACAGTACAGACATCTACAAATGGAGTCTCTGGAAATGCTAATTTTGGATCAGGTTCAGTATCGCAAGGATCTGGAAATTCTGGGACTGTTGGCATATCTTCTGGTGGCGCTATTAGCGGAAATTCTGGAGATATTAACTTAACAATTGGAGCTTCTAGCAGTGGAACAAGAGGCTCAATAAATTTAGATGCTTTAGCAGTTAATGTAACAGACTTTGCATCTTTTGAAAGTACATCTTTACCTTCACAGTATTGGGGAACTTTGCCTGCATTAGTGTTAGATGGTAAATCTGCAGATGCTATATCTAATGGAGCTGTTGGTATCATATTTGATATGGACGAAGCTACAGGAAATGAAATATTTATTTCCGGTAATGATTTAGATAGTGGAGGAAACAACACTTCTGGTATGACAATAAAAACTGGTTCTCATGGTGGGACTGGTACTACTGGTAGTATTTATATGCTTACTGGTAATCAAAATAATGCTACTGGAGATTCTGGCGGAATAGATATTGTTTCAGGAGAATCTGTTGTTAACTCTGGAGCAGTTCGTATTAACTCTGGCGGAGGTACAACCTCTAGTGGAGTTGTAGAGTTAAAATCTGGAGGTTCTGGCAGTGCTAGTGGTGACATTGATTTAATTTCTGGTGGCGGCGGTGCTGGTACTTCTGGTAATATTAAGTTAACTGTCGGCTCTGCAACTACGCAAGGAGATATACAATTCCTAAAAACTGGTATAGCTAATACAATAGGAGATATATGGACAGCGACTAGTGTAGACGGTAAAGGTTACTGGGCTACTCCTACTGTAGGTGCTGATATTAATTTAAGTAATATAACTGCTACAGCTATTCCTGTAAATCTAATCCCAGATACTGCAGCAACTATACAATTAGGCTCACCTAGTTTACCATTCAATAAATTTAATGGTACTGGCGTTGCTTTATATAGCGCAGCTAATACTCTCAAAGGGCATATTTCTACTACAGGCTCACAAACGCCTCTTGGTGTAAGTACTGATGTAGCTTTATTTTCTACTGCTGGAAATGTTTTAGGAATTTTTAGCGCTAATGATAGTACTGCGGATGTTAATCCTACTGGAAGTCTTCATATAGAAACAGGAAATAAAACTGCTGGTACTGGCGATTCGGGCTTAATTAGTATAGTATCTGGAGACTCTCAAGGAGGCGATACTGGATCAGTAACTGTTGCTAGTGGTAAAAATGATTTTGGTGCAAATAGCGGAGACTTAAATTTAGAAAGTGGTATTGCTTCTTCAGGAGATTCTGGTAGTATTAATATAACCGTAGGCACAGCTACAGGTACTAGAGGTACAATTAACTTTGTAGATGGTTCTGAGGGAACTTCTGGGCATGTGTGGACTTCTTCTGGTACTGCTGGAGAAGGTAACTGGGCAGCGCCAGTAGGAGGCGCAACAACGGCTTTAGATAACCTAGCTAGTGTAGATTTAAATGCCAATTTAGAAACAACTAAAGCGTCTGATTTAATTTTAAGACATAATACAGAAACACAACAAGTAAAAGTCCTCTCTGCTGATTCGGCTTTAGGTGGCGGTACAATTACAGGTTACGTGACAGTATCAAGTGGTAACGTTATTACTACAGGTGCAGGTGAATCTGGTGTAGTTAATGTTAATACAGGTTATAATACTTCAGCAGGCGGCGGTGGTACTGGAAATTTAGAGTTATTCAGTGGTCAGGCTTCTGGTTCCGGTGTGTCAGGTTCAGTTAATCTTTACACTGGACCGTCAAATGGCGGTGTGTCCGGGAACGTTGCAATTTCTACAGGCAATTCGGCGGCAACTGGTTCAGGCGATATTACACTACAAACTGGTACTGCAGGTGGAACCAGGGGCGATATAATCCTTAATGGTAATAATATACAATTATCTCCTGCATCTGGGGCATCTGCTATTGGCGAAATTTGGACTGCAACTGATACTAGTGGGTCTGGAGAGTGGGCTGCAGCTCCTGCTAGTGGAGCAACAACGGCTTTAGATAACCTAGCTTCTACTGCTATAAACGTAGACTTACTCCCAGGCACTACCGGAAGTATTAATTTAGGTTCTAGTTCAAAGACTTTTAATCAAATAAGTAATAGACTAATTTCTATGTACAATTCATCTGATGTATGGAAGGGCTATCTAGAAGGAAATTCTGCTTCGTTGCCTAGTGGTGATACAGCTAACTTAGTTCTTGCAACGGCTGCTGAAGGTGATGGAGTTGGTGTATTTAGTGCGACAGCTTTTAGTGCTTCAACATCTAGTGGAATAGCTAACTTAGAATCTGGGAATGTAACAGATGCAGGAGGTTTTACATCTGGGATCGTAAAGATAAAATCTGGTAACTTAACTCATGCTTCAAATAATTTTAATTCAGGAGCCGTTATAATAAGTACAGGTACAGTAGCAGGTTCTGGTTCTAGAGGTACAATTAATTTAGTAGACGGTTCTGAAGGAACAAGCGGTCATATTTGGACTTCTTCTGGTACTAGCGGAGAAGGTAATTGGGCCGCAGCTCCTGCTGGCGGATACGCTGTTGTCGCAAAAACTACAACATATAATCCTGCAGTTCATAACGATCATATATTTGCAGATAGTACAGGCGGAGCATTTACAATAACATTGCCTGCTACTCCTTCTTTAGGAGATAAAGTAAGAATCACAGACCATATAGATGCGACAACTGGTGGTGGGTTTGCTACTAATAATGTAACAGTTGCAAGAAACAGTTCTACAATAGATAGTGTAGCTTCAGATTTTACATTAGATGTAGATGGCGGAGATGTTGAGTTTATTTATAACGGATCTACTTGGAGGGTTTTAAACCTTGGCTAATCTCTCTAAATTTTTTAATGAACAAAAAGAACAAAAGAATTATTTCTCTGCTATTAACGACCAAGTTAATGATAATAATGTAACTAACGTAGTTGCTTATGAAGAAGCTAGTGCTCCATATGCTGATGGTACAGGTGGATCTCCTGCAACTGTAAGTGTTGCTGCTACAGCAGTGGCTGCTGAGTTACTAGAGGGTGCATACAGTATAGAGATATTAAAAGCAGCTACAGATGGTTCAGGTGAGGGTGTTAGTTTAGTAACCAGCACGATAGACAGACAAGATTATGGTAGAACACTTTGGGGATCTATAGAGGGTGACTTCACAGAGATGGTAACTTCAGGTGACTGGAGTTTATACGCTTACGATGTAACTAACGCTGCAATTTTACCAGTAGTAATGAATGATGCTGATGATGTTACGATAGCTAATAAGCAAGGTAAACTACAATTCTCTGTATTCCCTGCAAGCACAACAGCTAGTATCAGATTAAGTTTACATTTAGAGAGTGATTCAGATACTGCATCTGCTTACTCACTTTATATAGATGATATTAAGCTAGGTCCACAGGCTAGTATGCCTGGGTATGTTTCAGAGCCAGCGCAAGATTTTACACCAACATGGGCTGTTGGTACATTCACTTTAGGTGACGGTACAGTTAATTATGCTAATTACACTAGAGATGGGAACTGGATGACTGGTGTTGTACGTATAACTTTTGGTAGTACAACAACCATGGGTTCTGCGCCCAAGATGGATATACCTAACAGTCTAACAGTTGATACTGCCGTGTGGCCAGTGGTTACAAATATGATAGCTGGTGGTGGATCTATAAGAGATTCAGGTACTGGTGTTCATCAAGCTAGAGTACAGGCTATTAGTTCCACACAAGTGTTAATTCAATACATTAATTCATCGGCGGCAGCGACAGCTATTAGCTCTACAGCTCCAATGACATGGACTACAAACGATGAGATTGAATTTAGCTTCCGCATCCCAATCTCAGGCTGGAAAGCTAGCAACTTAATAAGCACTCAGGAGGCTTTGTTTAGTGTACCTAAAAGCTATACAAGTAATGTAACTCCTACGGGCACTTTAACGGGAACACTTAGTACTGCAATCTTTGGTACTTTAGAGAATAATGATTTAGGATTATATGATACTACTACAGGGATATGGACTGCTTCTAGAAATGGTGATGTCGATGTTGCCGCAGGTCTTTGGTACAACTACGAATCTGCAACTAATAGATCCGTTAGAGTCGCAGTTAAAAATATTGATACAGGAAAATATGTATATGCTAACAATAGATCGGTGGGAGCAAGTACAAGTGCTCAAGTAAATGTTTCGGGTACGTTAGAAGTAACTAAAGGGGATAGGCTTGTTGTCCAATCTTACTGTGATGGAACTAGTCCAACATTTGCATCAATCCTTAGTCATTTTAGTTTTGCATATAGACCAGACTTCTCAGTATTTGGAGTGCAGGGGGAGACGGAGCTTGTTGAGAGTACAACAGACGCCCAAGCTACGTGGCCATTTGCAGCATCAACTCCAGGAAATTTAACTAGCATTACTTTAACTCCGGGCGAATGGGATCTAACTGCATACTTAGGGATTAGAAATTCGGCGGTGGGCGCTGCATACTTTGTGGATCTATTAATGACTCCAACTTCGGCTAGTATTAGTGGTATAAAATATGCAGATAACGCATCTTATGTTAGAAATAATGGAGCACAATTTGACGCATATCATATGACAATTCCTAGACTTAATGTTACGGTCACTGAAACAACAACATATTATTTAGTTGGTAACATGAGCGCAAATACTGGGGTCCAATATAAAGGCTATAAAATCTCAGCAAGAAGGATTAAATAATG